CATATTCTACAAGTTTGATAAAAAATTTATCAACAACTTTATCACCAGCAAGGCAAAGTGGGCATTTAGAAACTGGGTCACCTGCTTCACGTAAGCAAGAGACACGTCTAAATATTTCTTTACCGTCTTTGTTCGTTGTTTTAATAACGTGAACTGTCACGATATTGAATTCTTGGGCGGAGGTGTAAGGAAAACGAACAATCGCTTCATCTCCATCATCTTTGAGTGAAAAGTAATCTACTTTATATTCCTTAGTGGATTTATTAGTAGGTTTGCTCTTCAAGTTTTCGTAATCTGCATAACTAATGTTTGCCATAAATTTCCTCTTAATGTTTAGTTTTTAGTCTTGTGTTTCGTCTGTAGTAGGTTGTGTAGAAGCTGCTTGAGCATTAGCAAGTTGTTTTTCTGCTTGGGCACGAATGTTACCAATCAAAGCAGCTACTTGAACAAATGGTAATTGCGATAACGCATTTAACACTGCTTGCACTTCTTCAACTTTAAGTTCTAAGTTTAGCATAGATGTTTCTCCTTTCTATATTAATATACAACTTATTTTTAGTATTTGCAACTAAGTCATAAATTAATTATTCCTCTTTTCCATATATTGAGTATTTAATGCATGGTAATCTACACCAGCATCTATTAGTAATTGTATAAACTGTTCTTTATCTAAATCATTGACATCTTTACCTTCAGGCAATCTCACTACATCTATAAAAACATCTTTTCTGATATTCTTCATAAATCTTTGAACAGCACGATTTCCCGCTTCATCCCCGTCAAATGCTAGTATATAATGTCTAACATTACTTTTATTAAAGATTTCAAATTGCTTTGGTGTTATTCCTACACCGAAGGTAGCAACAGATGCCAGACCGAATGATAAACAAGTTAATGCGTTTATCTGACTTTCTACCACCACCGCATGCTGTATATCTTTTTCTTTAATAAAATTCATTAGATAGATTGGTTTCTCTTTATCTGCATCGATGATAAATGTTTTGTCTTTTACTGAACGTCTTGTTAACATGTACAGTTTACCCCGTTCATCCCATACAGGAAATACAATACTTGAAGTCTTGGGGTCATACTTTACTTTAAACATTTCACAAACTTCTTTTGAAAGTTTTCTTTTTTCCATATAAGGATGATGAGGTTCAAATGTATCTAATATTGATTCATTTAAGTAATCATCATATCCAGTTGAATTAAGGCCGAGGTCAATGGTAGGAAGGTAAAGTTCTTTCTCTACGAAAGTATTTCCATACCTTTCTAATAACCAGGACTTTCCAAACTCTTCCGTCTGTTCAAAGCATCCAGCTACAAACTTATTAAATGAACCGTGTGCATTACACACAAAGCAATGGTAATCACCTTCTTTGAAATCATTATGTTCAGTACCAAATACCGTACATGCAGGTTTCTTTTCTTTGTGGTCAGCATGGAATGGACAAGTTACTACAAAGTTATCACCACGTTTGATGATATCTCGTAAGTACATATCACCTCTGTCTGAGGTTTCTTGTCTTATTTGTTCAAGGATTTTTTCAATGGGTTCGTCTATATAACGTGACTCATTTATTTTAATCATTAAAACACATCCTCTTCAGCAGGTTCTCTTTGTGGGGAACTTGGGCTTGGTGGAACTAAATACTCACTACTTTCAGAAGGTTGGAAAGATTGTTCTCCACCTTCAATCTCTTCAGGGATAAAAGTGAATTCACCCTTATTGAAGTCTGCCAAGTAAGATAAGACCTTACCATTAGCACTGTCACGTGATTTGACCAAGTTTAACTTGATAATGTCTTCATCACGTTCTAAGAATATAATACATGTGCTATCTTGACCAATTCGGTCTGACTGTGCGATTTGTGTTGTGTCAACACCTCCACCTTCGTTCTTAGTTCTGTTTTGTTGAGAAACAGAAACAATAGGAACACGTTTAAGAACTTGGAGATTCTTTAAGTCTTTTGAGATGTTAGCGGCTTTTTCAACTGGAGTCTTACCATGTCTGTGGTCTTCTAATAAAGATAGTTGGTCCACAAATAGGATATCCAATTCTTCTTTTTCAATAAACAAACGTAATGCATTAACATCAGCAGGACCATTAATCATGTTAGGTGTTAATACTTTAAGGGAACCTGTAAACATTTCAGGTAATTGTTGAATAAATTGTTCGTACTCTGCCTGGACAGAAATATTACCGTGAATCAAACTACCATTGGCAATATGACCAACTAAAGTATCAATACGATAACCAACCTTACGTTCACTCATTTCTCCAGAGTAAATACCTACTTTAAGACCCTGCTTAGCTGCTGCTGCAGCACACTTTAAAAGAATCCAAGATTTACCGTAGTTAGTACGAGCAACAATAGTTGCAAGTTCTTCATGTCTATCCCAACCACCAATAATATGGTCAAGCTCTTTAAAACCTGTAGGAATATAGTACTTGGTAAAATCTTTCGTTCTTTCTAAGTATGCATCATAGCGTGATGTATCTCTAAGAATATCTACAGACTGTAAAGAAACACCTACATAAAAGTTTTCAGCTTCTTGTTGATATAAACTTGTTGCTTCATCAACCTTACCATTCATAAGTAAAGTTCTAATCTTATTAAAGACTTCTGCAAGTTTTCTTTTCTTATAATCTGTAAATAATTCTTCAATAAGATAATGAGGTGTTTCATTTACTTTAATAACCTCAAAATCAGGGAAAGAAGAAAGGAAGGTTTCCATGTCTGGAACATTCCCATAACGGTCAAGATGTCTTTTAACATAACTAAATTCACCCTTGTAATCACTGAAATGATTATCAGTAAGATTGTTTAAAACAATTAAGGACGTATCCTTTGAGTTTAGTATGTAATTTAAAAACTGTAATTGAATCATCAGTTAACACCTCTTCCGGTTAATTATACAACTTTATTGTAAATATTCTTCTTCATCTAAATCTTGTTGTGTCATTGCTGCAACAACACTTGCCACTAATAAAGCACGTCGGTAAAGAGCGTACTCGAACACAATGTCAAGTAACACGGCACCTAAAATAAGTGAGTTAATGATTACATAAATTAATGCATTTAAACTAACTTGATTTAAGGCACTTAACGAAAGTTGATACAGAATACCACTTCCAACTAATAATAACACTAAGTCAAACACTAACGACATAAAATACTTTCTTTTAATAATTTTCATAATTTGAATATCCTTTTATCCTGTCCTTTTAATTCTATACTATGTGACGTTTTTGAGATTCTGGAATGTAATCTTTTTCCTACTGCCCTCAATAATTCGTCGTCGGTGAGATTGGATGTATATATGTTTGTTTTTCCGGCATCTATTCTAGCATTAATTAAACTAAAAATATTCTCCCTCTCAAACTCTGTCATACCTTTTGTTCCAACCTCATCCCAGATAACAATGTCTGCTGTCAACACATTCTTCTTTATATAACTTACGTACTCATTCTTCTCGTCGATATTATCCTTGATAGCAAGCATGTATCTTGGAACACTAATGAATAAGGCTCTACACTTTAACTCTGTTTTTAACCATATTTTATCAAAGTATGCTTGAACCATCCTTATGGACCAAGAAGTTTTACCATTTCCGCAGATAGTTGAATGGATGTACAAATGATGTCCACCATTAACAAAGTCTACTATAGATTCTTCTATCAACTTTAATTCAGCAAATTCTGCTTTGTCAGAAGAATCACTATCTAACCTTAAATCTATTCTTTTCTTTTGTTTATCGGAAAGGAGAGCTTTTTTATACAGGTAATCTAATTTAAATTGTTTTATATCTGTCATATCTTATTATACAACGTTATTTTTTAAATAACCCTCCTTCCGTTAATTTTTATGGCACCCCGAGCAGGAATCGAACCTGCGACCAACAGCTTAGAAGGCTGATGCTCTATCCACTGAGCTACCGGGGTATGCTCAAGAGAGTAGTTTTAAGACATGCTCAGGTCCTCATATTAAAAGATGGCTAATAAACCAAATCCAATTAACACTAAGGTAATCCCCATCATGAGGATTTTAAAGAAATATCCTACTAAGCTATCTGGAGCACTGTCTGGAGTTAAGTTCCAATACATGAAACCAACACCGGCTAAAGCAATAATCGCACCGATAATTAAATCCATATAATATCCTTTCTTTTAATTTTTAATCTGGTGCCGTCAATAGGACTCGAACCTACAACCTATTGATTACAAATCAATTGCTCTGCCAATTGAGCTATGACGGCATATATGGTCCTCTCGGGAAGAGTCGAACTTCCATCTCGCCCTTATAAGGAGCTTGCTCTGACCCCTGAGCTACGAGAGGCTTACATAACTATTATACAACTAATAGCTATGAATGTCAACAATTTACTCTAATGAATTTAAGAAACTTTCCAATTGACTAATAGTCTCAAAGAACTTTCTTATACCACCATTAAGAAAAAGGTAAACTGTGTAACCATATTTAAATTCTTCAATCTCTAAACCATAACCATTAATATTTCCTCTAACTTTACCATCATAGAAAGTTGCTTCAACACGTCCATACTTAGAAAGAATTTCTGATAATTCCATATTTTATTTTCCCTTTATTTAAAATGTTTCCTTACTTAAAGGTATAGGTGATTTTTTCTTTTCTTTTGATGAATAATCATATGTATCATCTGCATGTAATGATTTTTCATACTTACCTGTAACCCAGGAAGAATCTAAGGACTGAGCTGAAATAGCTATCCTAATAAGTTTTCTTAAAACGTTTTTATTACCGTTAGCATACTCTATTAAATCCTCTTCAAAGATTTTAAACCCCTCTAAAGTTAATTTTCTATTTTTAACTCTTACCTGAGATGCACTGTCGACATAAGTACACCATAGTGGTAATAAATCAGGGTCATCACATCGAATACTAGCCTTAATAGATTCAACATCAACACCCTTCTTATCACGGCTCTTATTTACCGATGATTGAAGATGGACAGTTATTTCCTGAATCGTTTTTTTATCCTCACCAAGTAATGTTCTCATAACTTCTTCATTAAGTTTTAATACATTCGTATCAATAGGGTCTTTACTGATAAGATTAATTGATTTCCAAGATTCATCATATTTAAGTTGATTTTCAACACTGACATAAATCTTCTTTTCAATGTAATTACGGTCCAGTTTGATGAAACCATTATCGAGAAGTTTATTCTTGTCTTTTGCTTTTGCATGAATTGTAGAAAGTTCAGAGTAATAAACAGCTCCTTCTAAAGTTAAAATAGGGATTAAGTCTGTGTTGACAATAATATATCTATAATACATTAATTAATACCTTAACCTTTCAACATGGAAACTAACATTTCATCATTGCGAACATCTTCTAACGTGTTGTCAATATATTTATACAACTTTCTATTAGGCAATTTCACAATGTTAGTAACAGCATCATTAATTTTGAACTTATCAATGCGATAGGTAGATTCAAAATAAGAGATATATTTACCATCCAATGAATTTAGTAACTTAACTACTTTTTTATTGTCAAATCCCTTTTTAGAATCAAAATTAACTTGATGTGCAATGGAGTCAACAATGATTGCTTCTAAAATCTTACCTCTATTTATAAAGTGCTGAACAAGACTATAGGTTGAACTTTCCATTTCTAAAGTGGAATAATTACCTGATTCGTAAAAAACACGGTCTGCATAACGGCCTATATCAGAAGTGGAAGACATGAAATCATCTTCTACCGGTTCAACCCAATCTTCAAGCATAACAGAGTTAAAATGGTCTACCCTTCTTTTATCTTGGTTAAAATATTTATACCAACGTTGACGAGTAGAATAAAATGAACGGTTAAAAATTTTATCAGGTCCGTTAGGGTCAGTATACAATGGATGAGAAGAGTCTCTCCATCGACGATATTTTAAACCCACATTCAAAGATTCACTTACCCATGAAGCAAAATCATCTAGTTCTAACTTTAAAGAATGCGAAGAATTTGAAAAATCATAAATCTTATACCAATAACGAAGCATTAATGCAGAATAATATTGGTCCCGTTTTTGTTCATCATGTGCATCATCTGCATCACAATAACCATTGGCAAGTTCTGTTTTTGACATCGCATTGTAGTCTCCAAGTAAACTTGCACTCGTAACATAACTTTTGTACATATCTTGTAACATCTATGTAAACCTCCTCAGGTTTTATTTTGAGAGATTGATACTCTCTAACATATTATATCATAATTTTAGGAATTTGTCAAATAAGAATTGTTAAGTTTTAAAAGGCATCA